CGGGTGTTGTCATCGTCTGCTTTAGCTTTGAATTTCAGCAAAAAATAGCATTCATTTTCTACATTCACAGAAAGCCGCCGCCATATTCCATTACTATATCCCTGCCCAGTCTCTGTTGGATATGTCACAGCTAAAGCGCCGTCTACAATAGTTGGAGGAATAGATTGCGCATTATATGACGACCAACCATCGGTCGTCATAGGAGCCATTAGACGTATATACGGGGTAGCCTGTAACCTGCGCGACTTGGGTACGATATACCCAGCGGGATCACCGTCGTTGTAGAGGGCCGCTACTTCTTCCGCGGAAAGGGCGTAGTTGAAATGACGGCAAAAATGGACCGGGCTTTTAGTAATATGTAACGGACCTCCAATGCGGAATAACGCGCTCGGCGTGTATGCTGTTGGTTGCATAGCACCTACCTCGATGCCATTGATATAACACATCGCAGTTGCTCCATCATAGGATATGACGGCATGTATATCGTCACCTATTGTCACCCGACTCACTTGTAGCGACTTATCTCCGCAGTGGAACATTATCGCATCCATTGGCGTGACGGCGATAGCTAGCATCGAGGTTGAGAATTGTGCCGGTCGTTGAGTGCCATCAGATTGGCGGAGATTAAAGAAGCACTCCATACTCCGCGGACCGTCGAACAATAGCCCGGCATCCGTCGATTCAAGATACCCTTTCGTGCAATTCACCCCCACCTGCTGCTCGCGTTCGCTGCGCAGCGCGGCGATCTTCAACAAACTTCGTCTGCGGTCCATGGCTATTCGATGATTGCGCGGAGTTCCTCGATATTGATCTCGTAGGCTCGATTCGGCGCCGGGGTCTTGTAGCCGATGATGTCCACGAGGTCATCCGACCAGGTGAGTTCCGTGGCAACGTTTCCCGATGTGAAGAAGATCGCCGAAGTCCGGGCCGATTTTTCCACGGTCCCGATCTTGAGCGAGGTCAGCTCCCCGCAGATGTATTTGTGGTTGCCTTCGACGTTGATCGTGACATCCGCACCCTCGACATTGACCACAACGGGGGCGGCCGCTGCGGCGGCTTCAAGAGCTTTGGCGGCAGCGTCGAGGGCGGCGGTTGCGGCTTCCGTCGAAGCGGCCCCGGAGGCCAAAACCTGCCACCAAGCCCCATCCGTCACCGGGTGTCCGAGGTTATTGTCTTGGAGTGAAACGTAGGACGAATCACCGGTTGTTACGAAGTCCAAGCGCTCGTATGTAATGCTCGCCGAATACGCCTTTTTGGGCGTAAGGCCCACTTTCCCTAAATTTGTCTTTGCCATATCTGTCAGTCGTTAATTTCGTAATACAAATGCCCATCATCCTTGAGTTCGAACTCGGAACCGTGGCCGTAGCCGGGCTGGTAATTCACGCCCAGGAGCATTGTCGCCGGATCAATGTCGAACGTGGCGAAGATCGGACCGCCATCCGAGCGGACGGACGAGGTGATATAGTCTTTTGTCGCTTCATCCCAGAAGGCCCAGTAATTCGTATCGTCGACCGTTACGATCTTCGGAGGGTGGTCGGCCAGAGATTTCGCACGCGCGGCCTGGAGGTCGGCGTTTGAGGCTGAAGTGTCGGCTTTAACGACGACCTCCGCCACGACAGCGGTCACAAGCTCTCCGTCAGAATAGATATTGCCTTCCTCGTCGGCCGATATTTGGGGAGTTTCGCCTTTGATCCCCGAAAATTTAAGAGCTATAGTTCGTTTTTCGGGGGTGCCTCCAAGTTGAACTTCTACGTTTGGTGCGCCGGTTGTATTATTAACTGAAGCGGTTATGTTTTCTATTTGTCCGGCGTCTCCTGGCTCGCCTTTGAGTGTGGCAATGATCGTATTGATCTGCTCAATGGGCAGTTCTTCCGATGTTCCACTCCACAACTCAATGCTGGTGCATCCTGGCGTTGTAACGTTCATTTCACCGTCAGGAAATAAGGCATCAGGCACATCACGTTTCATCTGGTAGCATAGGGTTCCAGGCGCAAGATGGTGCCTATCCACAAGCACCAGAATGGAATTATCTTCAAGTGGCACGCACCGCCTGTAAACTGACCCGTCAAACGAGGCCACATAAGTATTATACGCCGGGGTGTCCGGTGTCTTTAGCTCGATGCGCCAAGGATAATCCGGGAGTCGGCCGTCTGGAAATGAAAACACCACTCGGAAATCACTGGCATAATTGACGTGGCGAATATTGTCGTCAGCCATATTATTCCTCTTTGCGATTGAAAGATACTATATCGTACTCGTCGTAATCCTTTGCAAGGACTTCAAAATCGTCACGGTGCTTCAGGTCTTGCGAGATATACCATTCAGCGGCCGGAGCTGTGATATTGTCGGCGGTATATACTTTGCCTTTGTATCTGAAAGCGACACCCCTCTTAAGAATGTATCCGCCGTTTTCCTGCTTGTTCATAGTCCGTAAAATTAGTATTGCCGCATCGTGATGACAGTTCGGGCACCGGGCGTTGAATGATGCGGTGAAATCCTTGCCCGTGATATCTTCCCAATCCGCTCTGATAACAGCCTTGTCGGCATCGGATAGAGAGGGGGCCGAAACCCTCTCTCTATACCATTCCTGCGTCTGCATGATTAGGCCGCTGCCGAACACAGCGATTCGAGCGCCGCCTTCGTCGTTGCGTAGTCCGTCTTGTAGAAGAACAGATTAGGAGTAGGGGCCCCGGTTTCGGTGATATTGCCGGTCCATCCGCCGACATCTCCGCTCTTGTCCATATTCAGATCTACGCCAGTCGCGCCCTGCTCCCAGCCGATGACGCCGAACGCCTGTTTGCCCGCGTCGCCTTTCTCCATGTTCTCGTAGATGCAGACATATTTGTCCTGCTTCAATCCGAGAACTGCGGCGGCATTCTCCGGGCTGTCAGCCAAAAGGGTAACGGGGAGAACCTTGTCCCATGCGGCGTCGATGCTCGGGTTTTGGTCTGTGATGGTGATCGCCGGGGTTTCATTCGATGGGTTACGGACCTTGTAACCCCGCTTGCCGGCCAGGGCCACCAAGTTGGTAACCACGAAGCCTTCGCGCGTGGATTTGTCCCAGTCGATAGCATCCCGGGAGATGAAATAGAAAAACTTTTCCACGCCTTTTGCGTGGGGCTCGTTGCAATCATTGAGAATGTCTCGCCCGAGCGTAGTGGTACATGCCTGTACTGCCATTAGTTTGATGTGTTAAGTTAGACAAAGCACTCGCGCTTATGGCAGATTCGGCCACTACAGGGTGGTGATATGTAGGTGTTATTTCGTACATGATTCCGCGGCTTATATCTTCATAAGCGTTCGTGACAAAGGTGTAAACCTTCGGCACGTCGTGCAATAATTATTTGTATTTTTTTCGCCCCAATTTTCCGAGGCTGTTTTGAACCTTGACCCGCTTCTGCCCTTTGTTGATGTCAACCACCGAAACAATGGGCGCCGGCATATTCATCAGGGCCCGTTCCATCATGCGCTCCATCCCCTTCATTCCGTCGTTGCGCTGGGGAAGATTCGATACTTGGATGGCGTTTCCGCCGCTTGCCACGTTCATGGCCGAGAGCATTGCGCCCCAGTCGTTGACAGCCTGGGCGGTCATCACAGCTTCGCCGTTGGATAACATTGCAGGGATGCTGTCCGAAGTTCCGGAGCCCGGCCCTGTGACAAGACCGCCGGAGGCGTATTTCGGGGTCTCTGCTGAATCTGTTATTTGTGTAGCTTGCGCAATGGCTGCGACTACCGTAGCGATACTTGACGCAATAGTTATCGGTATCATGAACCACGGTGCTTTAGCTGACGAGGCTACGGCGTTGGCTATGGCTTCGGCCTGCGCTAAAACAACCTGAAATACGGCCAATGTTTTCGCAAATTCCGCATAACGTTCGCCCTCTCCGCCCAGTGCATCGAACATTGCAGAAAAGGCCCCTGTCATGCCTGATAATTTGCTGAGAGTTTGCGCCGTCTGCTGTGCTGCCTCTTGCGCTGTGCGGTCCTGCTCCCGGGCGATGCTCTGTTCGGCGTTCGCTATCTGCATACGGAGGTCGAGCCGTTGGCGTTGCAGCTCCACATCGTCCCAGCCTAACCGATTGATAAGCTCTTCATTGCTGGCTATATCGTCCAACTGCGCCAGTTGTTCTTTGGCTATTGTAATAGCTTCTTTTGCAACCCCTAAACTTCCGCCCGACAATGCGGCTTCAGTAAGCCTATTTTGATACTTTCGCGCCTGCTCTTCTAATTGCGATTTGAAGCCTTTAGTAATATCACTATCTCCAGCCTTGAAAGCATCGGCCAACTCTTTATCCAGAGCATTACCGATTGCCGCAATGTCTTTTACGATGGATTCCCGCGCGGCTTTTACTGCTCGGGCTCGCTGCTCCGCAAGTGTTATGCCTTTCTTTATTTTCTCATTTACTTTATCATTGGCGGCCTCCTCAATGCCTGCGGCGTCAAGGATTTCATGGGCCTGTTTTTCATATTTCGCTTGCAATTTTGTATAAATACTGCCTGTATCCAATGCCGCATTTCGCTGTTCGTTTATTTTATCTATTTCAGCTTGATGCTGGTTTATCATTGCCTGCGAAGCTCGTATCTGGCGTTGATATATATCGGCCGTTAGGCCGCCATACATCTTTTCTCGTTCTGCTTTTTGTTTTATATAATAATCTCTTAATCGTTCCGATTTGGCAAGATCATCCTCCGTTTCTGCGACAACTTTTATGTATTTTTCATATTGCTCAGATGCTAATTTCTGCGCCGCAGCAGCCTGCGCCCTCAATTGCAAAGATTGAATGAAATCATCGGTACGTTCAACAAGTAATTTCTCTGCATCATTAACATTGTTTACCTGTACCCCGAGATCGTCGAATGCGTCTTTATTATCGACAATGAACTGCTTTCGCACCTTTAGATCGTCCCCTAAAGCCCTCCATTGCATTTGCAATTCTTTCACTTTGGCGATTTGTTCACCGATGCCGTACCCGTCTTTCTTCAAAGCGTCATTCACCTTATCTTGTGCCTCGGCCATAGAGAGCGCCGCTTCTTTGGCCGTAAACAATCCCTTTACCCACGTTCCAATCTCTTTACCGTAGGCTGTCAGCAGAGTAATGCCCACGACCAAAGCCGTCTGCCAGGAAAAGATGGACGAAATAA